CTTGCTGTGCTGCCTGTGCTGCTCGCGCCTGATCGTATGCCTGTCGTGCGTAGCTTCCCTCGGGTGGTGGAGGTTTCGGCGGTTGCCCGTCTGGCCCAACTTCGACCTTCCGTTCTGGAATCTCGACCCCACGCTCACGGGACAGTTGTTCCTTGAGCGCGAGCGCCGCGTTGTCGGCCCGCTGATTGAACTGGGATTGCTGTTCTTCTTGTCCAGTCATGGTTCTATTCGGCGTGCACGACGTCGCCAGATTCAGTGCCAAGCCGCCCCGAACCGGCTACAGAGGATTGGTATCCCGGTCTCCTCCCGGCTATCGAGGCCCCCGGTCGGTTAGGACCATCGTTTCCTCGAAACACCGAGCGACTACCCGGGATTGGTTCCCATCCTACTCTCACCCCTGGCTATGAGGGCGGTCCGTAGGCTGCCAGCCACGGGCCGGTGTTGCCACTGACAATAGGATGGAATGGTGGGCGACCCTACGAAGCCGGCCTGCCCAGGCTGCTGCTGCTCACTCGGGTGAGTAACCGTGAAGGTTCGCGGTGTCGTCGACCATCGCGCTTTCGTAGCGATAGTGCTTCGCGGTGTGCGGGTGCCCGGTGCGGGTCTTGTTCGCCATCGCGTCCATCGTGGTCGAATACTGCTTGCTGCGGCAGAGGGGGGTGAACATCGTCCCCGTCTTGGGCAGAGTTGCCCCACCGCTGTTGTTGCTGCTGTAGTGCTTAGGCATCAGATACCTCCTGCTGCCGGTTCGGGGACTACCTTGCCATCCTCGCGGATGACCGTCATGGCCTTATCCTGGGCCACTTCAAGCTGTTGTGCAAGGCTTTCAAGGTTCTGCTCCGTATTCCGCATGAGAGCCAGGATGGAGCCGAGGCCCTGGCAGCGGCCTTGAAGGATGCGGAGCTGCTCGTTTCCAGCCGTGCATCCCACCATTTCGTTCTGAGCGTGTGTGCGAAGATCCTGGACAGACGACTCGAACTGCTGGAAGCCAGACGCATTCCTGAGAACCAGAATCCGCTTCCCCAGATTGATGACCCGCTCAAGTCGGTCGATCTCCTTAGCCGACGCCTTCCGGATCTCGGCCTCCGTCTCCTTGACAGGACGGAACTGGCTGTCCTGCACCTGGCCCCCCACTGGACTCTGCCCGTGAAGAAAGCTGCCTCCTGGACCGGGGCCCATCAGCTCTGGTGGCGGCGCGGTCACTGGGCCCCCGCGTTCGGTGCGTTGCCGCCAGCCTCAGACTTCTCAGCCGAGCCCTGCTGCTCACCACGTTGGTTCTCGTTACGTCGGACCTGCGGACTTCCTGGTTCTTGACCTGGTCCAGCCGCGCCGGCGATCGGTGACCCACCATTCTGGCCACCCATCATCGACTGCATCTGAGCCATCTCCATAAGCGCCTTCTCTTGCTGTTCCTTGACCAAGGCGATCTTCCGCTGATGCTCAGCTGTGTGAGCTGTCGCCCTCGAAGCAGTGCCGGGACTCGTGTCCGCAAGGAGTTTGAACCGCTCGGTCATGAACTCTTGCATGTGCGCGAAGACGTGCCGCATGTCGTTGTCGTCAGCACGCCGCGGCGGCACGTTGCCGTGATACCAGCACTCGTGCTCTTCCAAGGCCGTCATCAACCCACCTTCCTCCGGAGGCACGGTGATGAAGTCGTCGGCGTTCAGAATCCCGTGGCCGATCTCGAGGATGTAGGCCATGAGCTTCGGCATCTTGACCGCCATCGGGCCATACATCTGGTTGATGACCGGCGCGCGATCCAACAGGTTGGTGAGTTGCTGCACCTGCACCTGTTTCGTCGTGAGCCGGTGGCTCGCGAGAGGTTGCACCAAGAAGCGCCCGAGCAAATCCTGCGGCCGAATCGTGTAGCGATCCTGGAAGCGCATTCCCAGCGGCCCCACTTCCCGGATCACCTTGTCGTAGGACATGAACTGCTGGTTGTTCCACGTCATCTGGTCGATCATCGGCTCGACGACCTGGTGTTCGTAGTTCTCGATCGAGCCCACAAGGCGGGAGTTCGCTTCGTCGATCTCGCTGGTGTGCTGGGTCGCTGTCTTGCCACCTTTGCCGAACGGATCCATCGCCCCCATCATCGGCGACGTCGTGCCGTTCGTTTCGCGGATGTCCTTGGTGATGATGTTCTCAGCCTTGAGAGAAACGTCGGTAACATCCGGCACGTGCAGCGGCACGATGCTGTTGTTCACGTCTGGCACCCGGAGAGTCAGGCCGGGCTGGAGAATCAACTGGCCGTCAGGGACGTTGGCCTCGTCGGAGAGCAGGAACATCGGGTTGCCAGCGAGCTGCGCCGCAGCCATGCCCAGGTTCCGCTTGAGATCCTTCTCCTGGCTCAGGCGCGCGATCATCTCGATCATGCCGATGCCGTAGAACTCCTGGTGGAGCTGGATAGGGCGCCAGGACTGGTAGGGCTTCTTCTTGTGCCAGTAGGGGACCTCGGTGATGCGGACGATCGTCTGCATGTTGTTCGGCTCGATCATCACCACGTTGCAGATGGCCGTCTTGTAGCTGCCGCCCTTCTTGGAGATGACAAGCGGACCCCACCAGTCGATGACGGTGTAGTGCGGGATGTGCGGAGCCCAGGATGCCGTGCGCGGATCGAACACACCGTAGCTGTAGCTCTTGCGCTCCTTGAACTCGTCGCCGAAGCTCATGTCGTTGGTGCCGGCGCGATCCTTGAGTGCCGCAAGGTTCAGCCAGTGCCCGAGCTCACCCATCTGTTTGATCTCGAAATCCGCCCAGGCCGATCGGTCAGCGCACCACTCGGAATCTCCGACGCTGGTCGCGTTCGGCGAGGTGTAGTAGTCGAAGATGGAGACGTTCCTGATCGTGTTGCCGTCGAAGAGCAACTCCTCACGTTCGATCTCTGTGAGCTCTACCTTGCTGGCTCCCGGGAAGTCTGGGTCGGGCACTCGCTTCCCAGTGCGGTAGCGCATCTCGCCGATCTCCTGCTTCCACCAGAGCTTTTGGATCGCGGTTCCGTAGATCAACCCATCACGAACGAAGCGCGACGCCTCGTCCAAGAAGCTCATCTCGCGGAACTGATGGCGGCACAAGCTCTCTTGCATCTTGGCCCCGGTGTCATCCTGGTCGCCGACACCGTAGAGCTTGAACCAACGCTGGTTGCCGAAGAGCGTGCGCATTATGCGCGGGTGAACGGTCTCCACTGCCTTGAACGGCTCGGGGCTGTGGAGCTGCGGGCGACCGTAGCTGAACTGCGCCAGGTTCTCACCACGGTAGAGTCGGTAGAGGATGAGCCACTTGTTCCGCAAGAACTCCATGACGTTGTAGACGTCTTTGAGTCCGGAGAGCACAGCCATCTTGGCTTGCCCGACCACGTAGGGATCCTGCGCGAGGTTCGGGTAAGCAACCGACTCTGCGTAGAGCCGAGCGGTCTTGGCGACGTCCTGTTTGTCGGTGAAGTGCTCGGGGAGTTCGTAGGCGCTCTCGATCGGCTTGGTGCCTGAGCGCCGTTCGTAGGTGCCCATCCCCCGACCGGGATACGCTGCCTCATCAACCCTGGTGAGCGGCGGGTTGGTCGTGTTCCCGAGATTCGTTCTGTCCCCCATGCCCTTTCCTGCTGGTTAGGTCACAACTTCTTGCCTGTTGCGTAGCTCTGCCCTGTAGCCGCTTGGGCCACCGCGTAAGGATTCCGGATACCCGGTTTGCCCTTGAGTTTCTCAACCAAGCGGTGAACCCGGGTCCCACTGGGGTTGCTTCCGCGCCCCAGGTGCGGGTGCTCGACTATCCGGTCCAGGTCGCTGCTCATCAGGAACATCCCCACGGTCCGGGTCTGGTTGGTCCCCTCTGGGTTCAGGTCGTTCGTCGCCATGCTTCAAAGTCTCCGTGCGGAGGACGTCGTAAACCGGGCCTGACCACCCTGGTAGAAGCCTGGCGCGGCCGGGCCAGTGGTTTTCATACCACGTCAGCCATAGCATGGGAACCTCAGAGTCGTAGAAGGCCGTCCGTTTGGTCACCGGGTTGGTCATCCCGAAGTGGTAGGGGGTCCCATTCTGGAACGTGAATCCGAGGCAGAAGATGGGGTCGCAGCCCATCAGGTGTGCCAGTTGGATCATGTAGCACAAGGAGTTACCGCTGGGGTGCCAGGGATCCGTGATGCGCGCGGGCATGTAGGGAACGTGGATCTTGGGGCGGTAGACTCCGTTCGGTAGCCGGACCCCTCGACCCCGTGCCTTGACGAGGATCTCAGCCAGGTGACGCTGCCCGCTCCCCACCATCCTGAGCAACCGGCTGTGCGTTGACGAGTAGACACCACCGCCGAAGCAGTGCTTGTTGACTACGCAAGCCATGGAGTCGGGGCATCCAGCGAGGAGGCTTCGCTCGCTTTTCCAGACGTCCGCGTCGAAGACAGTCCATACGCTGGGGACCAGCGCTCGGAGGGTCCAGTTGCTACCGATAACGAGGTTCCCTTCGGCAGCGCGAAGTGCTGCTGACTCAACCAGTCCGCCGGCTCCCCCAACGAGGTAACAAGGCTTTCCTCGTCCGGTGCCTTCAAGCCAAGTCGGATCAGGACTTCGGCCGCGCGGTGTCGGTAGCTGTGCCGTTTTGAAATGAGGTAGCTGCATGCTCGTCCGATCTCCTCTGCTTCGTCGGTGTGTTCAAGGTAGTAGTGGCAAAGCTCGAGGAAATGCTCTGGATCGACTGCTCGAGGAGCCATTGGAAATAGGCGCGCCAACTCGGGTCGGGATGCGTCTGAGACGACCAGAGTTCCACACGCAGCCATCTCGAAGAACCGCGGGCAAATGTGGTCAGCCGGTAGATCTCCATCGTTCCAAAATCCTGTGCCCTCAACTTTCGGCGGTGCAGGGGCGAGGGTCAACCCCGCTGGCACCGGCTTGTTCTTGTTCCGTGCCAAGATCCGTTTCTTGTAGCACTGCATGGTGATGCCAGGGTGACGGTGCACGTTCAACCCGACGTAGCAATCCGCGTAGCGACGCGGATGATCCTCGAGAGGAATCCACCTCGGATCACCCTTGGCCACTGGTCTGTTGCCTGGCCAGAAACAGATCTCGGCCCCCAACACCTTCTCCACTGGCTTGAGCCAACCAGTCCGAGGCTGCAAGCCAGCGTTGCCAAGAAAAAACACTCCGCCCGCGCGCTTGGCGTAAGGCACGAGCTTGAAAAGATCGGTGTTCACAGCCGGCGGAAGATAGTAGACATTCCTCCGTCCTGGCCTGGAAAGGCGATGCACGTCGATGGTGCACGGATCCATCGTGAAGACGTGAGTGAAGTTTGGCGAGTAACCTGCGGTTTCTCCTACCTCGTAAGGTTCGTCGCAGAGGTAGACCGCGGTCTTCACGCCAGCACGATGCAACGGCTCAAGGAAGGCAGGGCTCGACGTCCCTCGACCATGGTGACACCACACCAAGTCTGGTTTGAAGGATGCGACAGACTGACCCATCATCTTCGGGTAGCCCTTGGCTGATCCAGCGCTGTAGCGACCATGGGGCCTCGTGCCCCACACCCGGAGTTGGTGCACATCAAAGACCTTGACCTCGCAGCCAATCGACCGGAAGCCCCAGACCCACCCTTCGCGGTAGTCGTCGCTGTAGACCAGGCCGGAGTCGTCAGCTATTGCGACTCTGAGAGGATTCGAGTTTCCGATCGTCCTTACGTGCATGCGTGTCGAAGTAGTGGACACCCGGAGCTACCCATCGCGTGCCACCAAGTTGATGTGCTTGTTCGGAGAAATCCTTGGCTCCGGTGAACTGAACCACGTTCTGAATCGCAGCCTGTCGTGAAAGAAAAAAGTCGGACCGAGGATGCTGGTTGTGAGTGAGCTTGACTGGCGGCACCATCGTCGAGGCGGTGTTCGGAACGTCGCCAGCAACCATGAAGCAGTGCGGATCCTTGGTGAAGACCACCTGCATCTTGCCAAACCACTTGTCGTCGTCAACCCAGATGTTCGCTGGCACAAACGCCACAAACTCCTTTTGGGTCGCCCGCACGAGCTCGCCCAAGGTGTAGGCGAAGCCCTGCACCCCGTTGTTCTGCATCAGAGCCCACTCGCAAGTAGAAATGGGGAGGTAACGCTTGAGGAACTCAACATCCTCGCGCGTGCCTCCGTCTACGCACACCACCAGACGGAAGGGCACGTCGGTAAACCTCTCGAGTCTCGGGATCGCACCGTCGAAAACAACGATGTCCTCACCAGCATCGTCGAGCTCGTGAGTCTCAACGACCGTAGAAGAGAGATCCTGCAAGCTAACTGGCATCATGATGTCAAGCATCCTTCACCACCTTCGCCGCTTGTTGGCGAGTTCCTTCCACAGCCACGTGATGCAGATTACAACGCCTGCTGCAAAACACCACGTAGCTGCGTCGAGCACGTGAAGCGGATCGCACTCGACCCGCTGGAACGATCACCATCCTAGAGCAGCCATGACACTTGATCTGTGTCGAGTCCGGGGCCGGCTCCCTCATGTTGAACCTCCTGCACTGGTTGGGGTGCCGCGCCAGGTGGCAGAATCAAGCCAGACGAACTGACGGGAGACTGCTGCATCGGCTGAGGCATCGGTTGAGCTGGAACACCATGGCCAAGCTGTTGCGTGGCTGGGTCTGCTGCCTGGGAAAGCAGCGCAAACATATCGTTGTCCTCCGTCTGGAGTCCCTGCTGCACGAGTTGCTGGTTGCTCGGCGCGGCGATGTCCGCCGGAGAATGGGCGATGGCAGGGTTGGCTTGGACAACGTCCTCGCGCGTGCGTGCGGGCATGGCGTAGCCGCCCTGCTGGAGATCCTGGGGAGTCGCATTCTGGGATGGACCTGGCGATGCGCCAAGCTGCTGGACCGCACGGTCGACGAACGCCTGGACGCCCTCCATGATCTGCAAGATCCACGGATGCGAACCATACCTCGCAACTAGGACTTGTCCAACGGCGTTAGCGGAGGCGCGGGCCTCTGGAAGATAGATCGGCTTCGGGATGTCTGTGCGTCGCCCCCGCCCGATTCTGAAAGTTGCCGCCATAGTTCTGGCCCTCTCTGAGCCACTGTCTTTGCCTTGGTGAACTCCTTGGTCGGGTAACCGTAGTTGGGGTTGTAACCCCCGTCGATCAGCCCTGGTTGGTGCACCTTGACAGGTGCCGAGCGGAAGCCGATCGGTGGTCCCGGACAGTAGAGCTTGTTGTTCTTGTCACGCTTGTCGACGTCTGAGATCGCGTCGGGAATGTCGTCGTGCTTGCTGAACGGCCACTCGGTCATCTCGTCGATCAGCGGCTTCCACTTGCGGACATACTGAGCCTTGAGATCGGCTGAGAAGTAGACCTCTCCGCGGCGGAACTTGGGCTCGACCGACTCAATGCGGTAGTCCTTGATCTCCTGGCTGCGCCCTGCAATCGGGATGATCCTCGGTCGGATGAACGTCTGGCGCCGCACCTCCTCAAAGACCGACCGGAGGAGTTCGTTGTGCGTCGTATCCTCGAGCACCAGCCCCTTGAGGTTGAGGTGCTGATAGCGGTTCCACAGATCACAAGCGATGCGCACGCTGTCCGACGGTTTCCAGCGACCCACGTAGAAATCCCGGACGTAGGCGTAGCGGTTGACGTCCAGGCTCACGATCCAGAAGCACGTGCGATCCGTCTTGCCCTTCTTTTTCTCTTCCGCGATGAACGCGAAGTCGGTGAAGATGTAGGTCCAGACGGCATCTGGGATGTCCTCTTCGTTGATGACGTGGAAATATTCTGGTTTGAAGAGCTGCTGACTTCCGGCCTGCGGCCGGTTGAGATAGAAGCACGCGAAGAGTCGCGGGGGCATGAACGCCTGCTGGAAGGCGATGAACTTCCTCGTCAAGCGGCCAGGAAAGAACAGCTTTTCGCCGCGGTCGACCTTCGGTTCCTCCGAGATCGGGTCACTCCATGCGTGGATGCTGAACTCGAAGAGAACTCGCATCTCCGGATCCTTCTGAATACGGCAGTAGATGTCCGCGTAATGGTGAAGAGTCCCGATGACGAGAAGCCGACAGCCGGGATCGAGCTGTGCGAGGGTCTCACCGAACCAGAACCACAGACCCTCGACGGACTCTGGAGTCTTCGTGTTCTCCTGGGAGCACACATCATCCATGATGACGAAGTCCCAGTGCATCCCGGTGCGGACCTCGCCTACCCCGGTAGCCTGGAGAGTCGGCTCCTTGATCTCCGAGCGTGTGCGGAGAGCACTGACGAAGCTGCCCTGCCTCCACTTCTTGCTGCGGTGAATGCCGAACCGTTCTCGATACCACTCGGAGTCGATGATCTCCTTGGTCTTTTCGACGAACTCCTTGGCCTGTTTCGCGGTCTCCGAGCACACGAGGATTCGGATGTTCGGATTCTTGGCGATCAGCCAGGCGGAGTAGGCGATGTCGAAGACCGAGCTTTTGAAGGCGCCCCGGGGCCAGAGCACCATCTTGCTCTTGTAAATCACCCGGCCAGGGGCTTCGGGATCCTCGTCGCCGTGCCAATGCAGGATGTTCTCGGCTCCTACTCCGTGGGGTTGCCACTGCGCATCCGGCGCAGCTCCGGAGTCGCGGGCAAAGTCGAGGAACCCATCATCGGAGAGATACCACTCCACCTCCCGCCGTAGGCGTTCGCCTCGAATCTGGTCGATGGTGAGATCCGCGATCTGGGTCACTTGTCTTTCCCAAAAACTCGCTGCAAGTTAGCAAACGCTTCGAGGAAATCCCTGACGGCTTGGCACAACTCTGCTCGATGCCTTGAAGCCTCAGCATAGAGGCATGCTTGCCGCTCCATCTCGTCACGAGCAGTTTTCAACTCGAGCAGCAATTCACGCTCTCTTGCTTCTGTCACTTGAACCCCTCAGCCTTCATGCGCCGTTGCGCTTCCGCGTGACAGATCATCCGCTCTTCCGCAGGGACCTTGCAAGTCGTCTTGGCGCCCAGATGGCGAATCCACGACCTGGGCACGATCTTGAAGGGAACAGGGTTGACCTTGGTCCGGATCACGCCCGCAGTGTAGTTGTCCTCCCCCCATGCACGCCCCCCAAGATCCTCCGGAAACAACTTTCTGTCTCCCAAGTGCTCCTGAACGGCCTTCACGATCCCCCACGGCATCAACCAGCACAACCCGGGAGTCACGCCATGGAAGATCGGACTCTTGTCTTCGGGGCCAGCAGCCCGCTGTTCGTTGACCGAAGTGTAGTTCGTCTTCGGACACAGAACGCAGTCAGTCTGCAACTCGGACAGCAACTCCTTTAGCCAGTCGACGTGCGGCATCTCGATGTCGTTGTTGAGGCAGAGCACGACGTCAGGCTCGCGCAGCTCCGAAAGCCCCTTGTTCAGAGCCTTGTTCATGCCAAACGCGAACCCCTTGTTCTTGCCCTCGCTGACCAACGCCCAGTGACCGGGGGCTGCCGGAAGGGCCAGCACGGCGTCGAGCGTCGTCCCTTGACTCAGCACGCCGACTATCCACTCCTCGATCTCGGTCGCCTCGAGCGACGCCACCAGGTCGGTGAGCATCTTCGCGGTCATGTCGGCGTAAGACTGGTCGCCGCACCAACAGGTGATCGCCAGCAACTTCATACTGTCTGCTCCCACTTGAAATGGATCGGGTTGAGCTGAGACAGGTAAGCCCGGATGCCGTGCTTCCGGATCACAGCGAGTTTGGAATCCCAGATCGGCTGGTTCCGCTTGGTGTCGCGGATGGCCGGCGACGCTGCGTCCAGGATGGTGGCGCCAGGATCGAACGCAGACTTGATCGAGCCCTTGGGGTAGTGGGTCATGAACACGTCCTGGAGGAAGACGTCCTGAGCGCGCAGTCCGTCGCGCAAAGCCTTGAAGAGCATGCAATCACTGAACCCATAGCCGCCAGCGAACCCCTCGTCGTAGCCATGCACCTTCCAGAAATCCTCGGTGTGTAGCACCACCATGTTCTCCGGCATGTGCAACACTCTTCCGCTGCCAACCTCTCTGGACTGTAGGTGGTAGTAGTGCTTCTTTTTGAGATCCTTGGCGAGCAGCCGCCTGACGTTTTCCGCGGTGAGGATGTAGTCAGGATCGGTCATGTAGACCCAACCCTCGGAGTGTTTCATGCACAGGTTGCGCGCCCCCATCTCGTTCCACGGGATGTCATTCAGCACCCGGAAGGCTTTGGTGCCGAAACGATGTTGGATCTCAGTGGGGATCACCAAGGGATACTTCTTACTGTAGTCGTCACAGAACCGCAGCTTGATCCGATCGGTTTCCTCGTAGGTCATGAGCATCCGCCACCACTCTTGCATGATCTGCGGCTGGTTGAAGTAGGCGCTTACGATCGTGAGAGTTTCCATGGCTCCTTGTAGCCCTCGGGTCGGCGAGCAATGCCCCAACAGTCCTTCTTACTGATCCCCACCTCGATGTTGACGAAGCCCTCGAGCAAGAACTTCATGCCGTCCGGCAGCACGCGCCAGCAGTCGATCGGGTGTCGATGGACGCCGTATTCCCACGGTGCGACCAGGATGATGTGCCCACCTGTCTTGACCGCAGCCTTCATGCGCTGTGCCGCCAACAAGGGAAACGTCAAGTGCTCGAGGAGCTGGCCGCTGATGACGAGATCGAAAGCCTTGGCGTAAGCCAGGGCTTGTAGCGTGTAGATGTCACCGACGGCATCCACGTTCCGGCCAGGCTCAAGGTCGAACCCTGTATAGGCGAGGTTGTGTTTGTTGCACAGATCCCGGTAGGAGACCTGGAGTCCGTCGCCAGCGACCGCCGACCCGCAATCCAGCACCTTGCCGCCGTCCTGAGCCGGCAGCATGTCCAGCAACTTCCCCATCAACGCCATGCTACTCGCGTGCATCAGTGCCCTCCCTGGAAGTAAAACTCGTCGTTCACGAAAGCGTGCGGCCCGATGTAGTGCAGGTGCCCATCGAGCAGCCAGAGGTAATACATGAAGGTGATCTGATCGCGAATCGACATGGACTTCAACGATCTCATCCAGCGCTTGGCGTGCAGACGCACCGTGTCGTTCTGCTTACGCGCCAGGATGGTCGTAGCGATCTGCCCGTAGTTCTCCGGGAAATCGTTGAGCCGGAGGTGCTTCTCTGCCCGCGCGAGGTTCTCCTTGGTGTCCTTCTTGAGCTGGATGCACTTGCGGATCTCGGTGTAGGTGCAATCCCAGTGGTGATGCCGGTAGGCCGCGAAGTCGACACTCCGCAACCACTTGGGCACCAGAGAGGCGATCGTCACCTTGGGTGTGTGCGATCCGTCGATCCACAACGTCCAGTCGTAGCTCTGAGCCTCCGGCCGGTTCGGCATGTCGAGCTTGATGAGCCGCGCCGCCATCCGAGGATCGCCGTTGGTGTGCTCTCGGTAGGTCTGCCACCCCTCCGCGTGCGGCCCATCGGTGAACATGAGGTAGTCGATGCCTGGCTCCGGCTTGATAGCGAGCGGTCGGTCACGCCCGCCGAAGATCGCCGTGTAGACCAAGCCTTTCATGCCAATACCGTCAAGCCGTTGTTGTTGGGGAAGTGAACCCGCACCTTGAAGGCGGTCTCGTTCACAAACGTGCGCACTGCTTCCTGGAGTCCTTTGGTGCCGTCCTGCCCCACGTGCCCGAAGGTTTCAGTGTCGTGCAGCACCACCATGGTGCTCTGTTCCGCGTGCCGCCTCAGTTCTTTATCGAGCTGCTCGCCCGCGTGGTAGGAGTCGATGAACAGGATGTCGCATGACGGGATCGTTGCCATCAAACTGTCCCACTGGATGAACTTGAACCTATCCGGCGCCAGTTTCTCGAACACCGCACGAGCCTCAGTGCACGGATTCGTGTCGTAGACCGTCACGAACTTGGCGCCCCCCATCAGGAAGGCCGAAGTAGACCTCCCAGTGCGAAAGCCGAGCTCGACTATCGTCTTGTCGAACGCCAACCCCGCCAGGTAGGGTAGATGCTCGGTGATGTCATGGGCCCGGTGGAAGTTGTGCAGGTAGAGTTCGGTCAGATTCATCACCCCTCCTTGAACGAATAGCCGAGAGGATGGCACGAAACATATTCTGCCAACCACCCTCACCGTAACAGTAGGCGTAGCGCCACGCCTTCCCGAGCATCTCGTCGTCGTAGGAGAGATCGCCCGCCTCAATGCACCCAAGGATCTCCTGCGAGAACCCTTGGTGCCCACCACTCGCACCCCCGTAGGCATACTGGTGGATCCTGTCGATCAAGTCAGGCGCCAAGTTGACCTGGCGACACTTGCCCACTGGCTTTCCAAACAGACCTTTATCCATCGTAGTCGTCCTCCATCTCCGGAACCTCGTCGATCACTTCGGCTTCGATCAACTTCACCTCTTCGGCACGGCTGAGTTTCTTGCGCTCGAGCTCGAGCAGCTTCTCGAGCTCGGTCTGCTTCTGTTCGTCGAACTTGTGCGTCACCTGCACCTTGTGAATCGCGCGGTCAACGATGCCGATAGACTGCAACACCGCGGTGAGCTCTTTCTGGATCCGCCACATCGCAGACCAGTCGTTCTTCTGCATGGCGCCCTGCTGTGCCCGCTCAGCGACCACCTGCAAGTTGCCGGCGATGGTGTTCAGCCGGATGCCCACCACCTGGGCACCGAGGTTGTCGGCGTGTTCGTTCCAGATCCGGAGCACGTCCATCATCGGGATGTTGAACTCCTGGGAGATCACCTGGGTCGCAAAGCCCTTCCCCCGCAGCGTCACGACCACCGCGATCTTCTGCGTGTCCATCAGCCCCGCGAACCACTGCGCGCGCGCCGGCCGGGGCTGCTCCTGCATGGTGCCCCACAGCCTGGTGCCGAGATCCTTGAGCGTGTAGCGCCCGGTGATCCCGTCCGACGGCGGGATGGCGGTGATGCCACCCTCGACCATCAGATTGGCCAGGCTCTCGACGTCGAGACCTACTGCCTTGGCGGCCTTCTGGACCAGGGCCAGAGCATGCGGATCAGCCACCCAAGGAGGCGCTTTAGCCGGCCCGCCCGTCGAGGTGGCTTCGGTGCCGTCGGTGGCCGGGGTGCCGTCGGAGGTTTGGGCGGGGGCTTCGGTTTTGGCGGTGGTCGCCTCTTTGGTGGGATCGTCGGCCTCTTGGTGTAGATCCTCTTCTGTCTGGTCATCCTTCATCGCTGGGTTTGGACTTCCACGGCGGAGGCCGAGGCGGTGCTGGATCAGGAGGGTCGATCAGATACTCTCCGCTGTCCAGAGCCTCTCTGCAAGACTCGAAAGGAATCCGTCCATGGTCGACCATCTGGCGGAGAGTTTTCCAGGCTGCCTGGTAGCCGAGCCCCCGCCAGATGACCGTTCCACCAAACACCTTGGAGTGACCCTTGACCCGGACCATCGTGCCACCCTTGAGGATGCGATACTCAGCTTGGACTAGTTTCGTCTTCTGTTTCATCATGTTCCTGGTCCGGAGTGTCCACCTCGAGAGGATCCTCGGAGAACTTGTCGTGGTTGCGCGCGATGCACGCATGGATCCAGAAGGCGCACTCCTCGAGCCTGGTCAACGCCATGGCACGTTCCCGGGTGGGAGGCAACCCCATGAGTAGGGTGGCAAACTGCTTGGTCTGGATACGCCAGGCTTCGTGGAGGCTGACGATGTGGCCTTCGGGTTTGTGGTAGTCGAAGACCCGATTGAGTTCGGCCTGGAGCTCCTCTTTCTGCCGCTCTGAATCCTGCGAGAGATCCTTGAGGGCTGGTTGCCCTTTGGGGTCCGGCAACGTCTGCTCGTCCCCGCTCACTTCTCGCCTTCCTCGGTCTCCGGTCCGCTGACCTGGATCTTCGGCTTCTTCTCGATCGCGATCACCGGCTTGTTGACGACGCTGATGGTGCAGATCTCCATCGCCTGGAAGATCATGATCTGCTTGCCGGCGAGCTTGTCGCCGCTATCCGTGCGGACCCACTTCATGGCCTCGGCAGTGGTCTCGAACCGCGGCACCTCCGGGATCGGGATCAGGCAGCCCTTGGGGAACTGGCTGTCGGCGGGCGCGATCTGGTAGATGCAGTAGTCGCCCTCGCCGGCACCGAGGACTCGATACCGCCGTCCCTTGGTCGGATGGCTCGCCGTGGGGTTCGGAGCCGCGTCATCCCCCGGAGTCGTCAGGGGCATCGTCCCGACGTCCGCCGGCGTGATCGTCTGGGTCTCTTGCCCCGCGGCTGGTGGCTTCACTGGAGTCGGTGGTGGTTTCTTCGCTGGCATCTAGTTGTTCCTCGCTAACTGTTGGCTGAGTGACTTGAGGCGAGGATGCTAGCGTCGAGCGCCGTGGTCTTCCAGGAGCTCTTGTCGAGAACTTGAAGTTTCTCACCCACTCCGCGTCAGGTGGAACCGCCTTGCAGTGCTCGAGCATCATCTCCAAGATCCGCTGCATCGAGAACCAACGTGCCTCGGGGACTCGCGCCCTACCGAGAAAAGTGAACGGACCCTCCTGGCATACCAACTGCCAACCTTTCGCCAAAGCAACCAACCGACGATGTAGATGCACCGTGACCACGATGTGTTTCTTCTGGGGTTCCATCCCGGCCACGATACTGATTCATTGATAGCATTTCAATTTCCAGACCAAGCAC